GTTCGTTGCAATTGCGGCAAGACGGCCAGCCGCACCATATCTGCGCCGGCGTTTAAATTGGAAGGGTGGTCGGGAGCGTTTCCTACAGCTCACGCAAAGTTTGATAAAAGCCACCGAGACAAGCTAAAATCCGAGCAGAAGGCGAACAGATAAGCAGAAATGCCCTGTTCATGTTTAATCCTGAGAACCAAAAGATGGCAGGAAAAGGAACTTCGACATGTTGATTGACCAAGAACCAGAGATGCCTAGTGAGTTAGAGGCAGAGGAAGCAAAACTACCTGAACTAGCAGCGCCACAAGTCCCAGAACTACCTGACCGCTATCGCGGCAAGTCGATCGAGGACATTGTCAAGATGCACCAAGAGGCCGAAAAGGTCATTGGAAGGCAGGCGCAGGAAGTCGGGGAAGTGCGGAAACTAGCCGATGAGCTGATTAAGCAGAATCTCTCGTCAAAATCTCAACCTGTTGAGCAGGTAGAGCCTGAAGTAGACTTTTTTGATGACCCTAAAAAGGCGATTCAGAAGACCGTTGAGACACATCCTGATGTTGTCGCTGCCCGCCAGGCGGGTATCGAGTTCAAACGGATGCAAACTCAGCAGCGTCTGGCGCAAGAACACCCAGATTTCATGGAAATCGGGGCCGACAAGGACTTTGAGACATGGATTAAATCGTCTCAGGTACGACTCGAACTCTACGCCAGAGCCGATGCGCAGTTTGACTTCGATGCGGCCAATGAATTGCTAAGCACCTACAAACAGTTGCGTGGCATTAAGCAAAAGCAGGTCGAGCAATCTGGTAAGGAGGCTCGCCAGCAGACGCTAAAAGCAGCGCAAGTGGACACAGGCGGCACCGGGGAGAGTTCAAAACGCGTCTACCGCAGAGCTGACCTTATTCGGCTGAAAATGACCGATCCAGCTCGATATGACGCGCTGTCCGACGAAATTATGGCGGCGTATGCAGAGGGCCGGGTCAAATAATTTACTTTTGACTTTAGGAGTTAGACATGGCAACCGCATTTAGCCCAGCAAATAGCGTAACGACAACGACAGCAGCAACGTTCATTCCAGAGATTTGGAGTGATGAAATTGTTGCGGCCTACAAAAAGAACCTGGTTCTGGCCAACGTCGTTATGAAGATGAACTTCAAAGGCAAGAAAGGTGACACCGTTCACGTTCCTGCCCCAACCCGTGGTAGCGCCTCGGCCAAAGTGGCAACCAATGCCGTCACGCTGATCGCTGCAACTGAGTCTGAAGTCCAGATTCTGATCAACAAGCACTACGAGTACAGCCGTCTGATCGAAGACATCGTCGAAGCCCAGGCTCTGAACTCACTGCGTCAGTTCTACACCAACGACGCCGGCTACGCGCTGGCTCGCCAAGTAGATACCGATCTGGTGCAGCTCGGCCGTGCATTCAACGGCGCCACCATTGGCACCGACGACTACGCAACCAGCAACACCACAACCAAAGCCTACATCGGCTCGGACGGTACGACTGCTGATAACAGCACGACCTCCAACGCTGCTGCCCTGACCGATGCTGCGATCCGTCGCACCATCCAGCGTCTGGACGACAACGACACCCCGATGGATGGCCGTTTCTTCATCATCCCACCCTCCAGCCGTAACACCCTGATGGGTCTGGCTCGCTACACCGAACAGGCATTTGTCGGTGACGGCAGCGCCATCCGTAACGGTGAAATCGGCAACCTGTACGGTATCCCCGTATTCGTCACCTCCAACGCCGACTTCGGTGCTGGTAACACGGGCGCTGACCGTATCTGCCTGATGGGTCACAAGGAGTCGATGGTGCTGGTTGAGCAGATGGGCGTTCGTTCGCAGACCCAGTACAAGCAGGAATACCTGGGCACGCTGTTCACCTCTGACATGCTCTACGGTGTCAAGGCAATGCGTACTGCGGCAACCGTCGGCGCTGCAACATCGTCCTCGGCCTTTGCACTGGCTGTTCCAGCCTAATTAAACTCCCCGGCTTCGGCCGGGGGTTTTTAACCTAATTAGGAGAACATCATGGCAAATGCAACATCCGTCGTCGTCCGCGCTGGCAATGACCAGTTTCGCGGTCTTTACACTAGCACCTGGCTGGTTCGTGCCACTCTCAACGCTGACAGCTTGTCTGACGGCGCTGGTGACACCGATACCGTAGCTGTTCCCGGTGTGGCACTCGGTGACATGGTTTTGTCAGCTTCTCTGGCAGTGGATGTGGCGGGTCTTATCGTCACAGGCTACGTCAGCGCAGCAGACACCGTCAGCATCCGGTTCCAGAACGAAACCGGCGGCACCGTTGATCTGGCGTCGTCCACACTTCGTCTCGTAGTCGCACGTTCATTGGCGTAAAAGCCGGGGGCTTTGGCCCCCGTCTTGCCATCAGGAGGTTTCATGGCAACTTTTAAGTGTCTATCCAGTGGCCAGACAGTCACGTTTACTTTGCAGCACGATATCGACAGCATGAAGGGCCATCAAGGCTATATCCGTGTCGATTTACCTGAGGATACGCACAGCGAAGCGGCTAGTTTGGTAACCCTATCCCCACCACCAAAACGGCAGGGGCGGCCAAGGAAGATGGAAAATGTCAGAAATTGACCCAAGAGAGTTTGGCAAATTGGAAGCGCAAGTAGAACTCATGCAGTCAGAGATCCATGCGCTGCGCAATGACGTCAAGCAGTTGCTGGAAATGGCTAATAAGTCCAAAGGCGGCTTTTGGATGGGTATGACGATCGCGTCCGCATTGGGCGGCGTGCTGACTTTTGTTGCAGATAGACTGTTTTTCAAATAAGGGGTGACATCATGCCAATGGTTGACGGAAAGAAGTACCCATACACGAAAAAAGGCAAGCAGGAAGCTGCTTCGGCCAAGATCAGCAAGCTGCGCAAAGAGGGCTACCCGCAGAAACAGGCGGTAGCTATCGGGCTTAGCATGGCCGGCATGGCCAAGAAAAAGGCCAAAAAGTGAAGCCGGTCTGGGAGGCCAAACGGCCTAAAAAGCTGGGTGAGTCTAAGCCCTTGACCCCAGCGAAAAAGGCGTCGGCCAAGCGTATGGCCAAGGCAGCTGGACGGCCCTATCCGAATTTGATCGACAACATGAGGGCAGCGAGGAAGAAATGAAAACACCCGCTTGGCAAAGAAAAGCCGGTCAAAATGCAAAAGGCGGCTTGAATGCCAAAGGCCGGGAGTCTTATAATGCAGCAACTGGGGGCAACCTCAAAGCGCCGGTGAAATCCGGCGACAACCCACGACGAGCTTCTTTTCTTGCCAGGATGGGCAATATGCCCGGTCCGGAGCGTGTAGACGGCAAGCCCACCCGGCTGCTGTTGTCCTTAAACGCTTGGGGCGCTACATCCAAGGCAGATGCAAAGGTAAAAGCTAAAGCTATCTCCGCAAGGAATAAGGCGAAAAGCAAATGACCTACTTAGAACTCGTCAACGATGTGTTAGCCCGCTTGCGGGAACAACAGGTCACAACCGTTGGCCTGACTAGCTATTCTTCCTTGATCGGTAAGTTTGTCAATGATGCCAAACGCCAGATCGAGGACGCCTACGATTGGAATGCGCTAGGCCAAGAAATCACTTTTACTACGACATCCGCTACGTACGAATACTCGTTGA